CTGTATAAGCTTCAATAAGTTCTTTACCTATAGAATTTAATTCATTGTCATCTATAAACTCTGCTAAGTTAGAATTAAAATCAGAATCTCCTAGTTCTTTTGAATTAGGATCAAAATCTATTATTACACCACCATCTTCTGTTTCTATAGCAACAGACTCAGGGTTCTCAATTGCTATTGAGATTTCTTCTTCTTGCTCTTGCTCTATTGTACCCTCTACAGGAGTAGCTGGTTTTCTCTCTATAGCCATATTAAATCCTAGTGTATTGTTCTGTGTTCAGTATCAATATCATGAAAGAACTCATGTTCCATTACTACTTTCTCAAGTTCTTCTTCAATATTTTGATCGAATTTGTGTATATCAGTAAGAACACCTGAAACAGTTAATCCATGAATTTGTGCTATCTGGGTAGCTTCTTTCCAATCAGTTGCATGAATGTTAGGTCCAGCAAACTGATCTCCTTCAAATTCATATGTTGTTAAATATATCTTCATCAGTAATATGCCGCTACTCTGTTATGCTCTAAAGGTTCATCTTCCTCATCTGTATCTATAGGAATAAAACCGCCTTGTCTAAATCTTAGCAAAGCTTGCGTAGTGCTATCAACTAAATCGTCATGTTCCATATTAGGAAAGCCAGCAAACTCTTCTATAACTTCTTCTGCCCATCTAGTAGCTGGAGCATATACAACTCCTGAAGCAAATAAATCTGATACTGCATTTACTCTTGATATTTTGTCATTACCGCGACTTGGTGTGTATTCTTGAACAGGGATACCCATTTGCCTTAACTCAAATATCAATGGCATCCCAGCCGCTTTAGCCTCCACAATAAAAGCATCAGGTCTATATTGATTATACATTTCAAATGCTTTTTTCTTTAAATCAGGAAACTCAAGTCTTTCTTTGTAAGCATCCAGTAGTATCAAGTGTGGTACTACTAAACCTTCTTGTGCATCTTCTTTGTAGAAAACTCCCCATGTGGTGCAAGCAGAATAGTCAGCACGTTGCGTTTTTAGAAAAGCTGTATCCCAACTTTGTATAATAAATTCACAATGAGGTGGGTTTGTGCTTTCCCAAGACTGCCACCATTCTCGTTTGACTAATGCACCTTCTTCTGAGGTAGGGTCTTGTTGATACTGAGCCATCCATTTACTGTTAGGTAATTCAGCTCTTAATGCTTCAAGTTCTTCCATTGCCCAGAACTCTGCCCAAAGAGGATTCCCTGATGGCATGATTGCTGGAAGTTCTATGACTTCCCATTCATCTGCACCGCCACGCTTTATGCTTGCATCTATTACCTGACCTGTTAGGTCTTTGTTATGCCATCGTGTCATTACAACTACGATAGCACCTCCAGGTTGTAAACGCTGACGAGGACCAGATGTGTACCACTCATATGTTCGGTTGAAAACATTAATATCCGCGCTTGCACCTTCTTGTTCAGAGTGGGGGTCATCTATAATAAGAAGGTCAGCACCTTTACCTGTTACTGCACCGCCAACACCGATAGCGAAATACTCGCCACCTTTGTTCGTGTTCCATCTACCTGCCGCCTTGCTATCCGATTGCAAACTGACATCAGGGAAAATATCTTTAAAATCTTTACTCCCTACTAAGTTTCTTACCTTCCTACCAAAGCCGACAGCAAGTTCTGCTGTGTGAGCAGTCTGGATTATCTTCTTCTCAGGGTATTGACCTAAGAACCACGCAGGTAACAAATAAGAAGCGAACTCACTCTTGGTATGTCTAGGTGGCATATTGATGATTAAACGCTTTAGATCGCCTCTAGCGACTCTCTCAAACGCATCAGCCATAATCTCATGGTGTTTCCCATGTATAAAAGCCGCCCACATCTCTTTTACGAAAGGCATGAACTCTGACTGAGCTTTCTCTGTACGCATAGCATCACTAAGTTCACTAATCATACTAGCGAACTGCTCTCTATACTCAGGGGGTAGTTGTTGTATCTTTCTTAATACGGATTTATTCATAAATTTTCTAGCCAGTTGCATATATACTAAGTAAACACTACTAAATATTACTAATATCTATAGTTAAAATCCTTACTAAGTAGTCTATATTAAGTTAATAGAGAAATACTAAGTAATAATACTGGCTAGATTGTAACAAATTACCACTCTTCACAGAAAAATCAACAAAAAATTGAAAAAAATTTTGTAAACACTAGGAATCCTACCCCTTTTTCTAGAAAAAAAATATATTTTGCGCAAAAAAGCTATCATTTTGCTATATATAATAGGGGGGGTATCAAAAAATAGATCATAAAACGAGCATATCACTATGTATGTATGTATGTCAGGTAGCTCAATCCTATTTTGGGGGGTGGGGGTTCTTTATTTCTCGGATAATTGTTTCTGTTTTTCTGGGATTTCTGGGTTATTCTTTATTAGCTCATCTAGCTGACTCTCTATATCTTCCATTATCTGGCTACTGTTTTTCCTAGTGTCCTCAATTACAACGTCACTAAACATAGCGATAGATTTACCCAGTAAAGATAGAGCAGAGATGCGAGCGTTATCACTTTCTGCCTCCTTAGATTCTCTCATAAGCTGATTGATAACGTATTCCTTCATTCGATGGGCGGTGGCTACTGTAGATGCATCTTTAGCCTTTAACCCTTTAGATATACTAAGGGCTACCTTAGGGTTGCTAACAAGCTTGCTACAATCGACATGAGCGTGACTAGGTATACCATTACTAGCGGTTCTCTTAACATCGTATACTTTCATATAGCATTCTATCTGGCTACCCAATTTACCCTTCACAATCTCTCTCACAAATTGCCTTTGTTTAAGCGTTAATCCGTCTTTATCTATTACCTTTAAATCTGGTTTACCTGTTTTTTTGCTCATTTTGCCCTCTCTAAGTTATTGATATCTTTAAGGTTGTATACTTTTTAACCACATTTTTAGCGCAAACTGCGGTCTAAACTCATATAAACCATAACAAAAGGTAAAAAATATTCATATGCTCGCAGACTGCTATCAGTAAGCGATTGAGCTATATTCGGGTATGAAGTCTAAAGGATTGATGATTCGTATATGTTGACAAGATTCCATATATATCTGACTATGGATGTTCAATTCATATACAGGAGATTTTATAGACATATTAATTACTACAATCAATTTGCGGGGTAGGGGAACTGCAGGCAAATACAGGGTGAACATAACATCCCAAGTAACCAAACAAAAATGTGGTGCGCTCAGACCATCATAAAAGACGATTGATGATAAGCCGTAAAACCTCACACACTATCGCGAACAGCAACTCCACCATGACTAGCTGTCTAAACCAAGTTCCTTATGTCCACGAATTAACGTGCGAGATGAGCATCCTAATTCTGGGGTGCAGAAACATAAAATATAAGGTAAATATTATGAGTAAATCACAACAACATTTAGACCATGTAGCAGAGCAATTAACTGAACTTATGGAAACTGAGGGCATGAATTGGACTAAGTCATGGGTTGGACAAGGCGCACCTATCAACGCATCTACTGGTGCAACGTATCAGGGCATCAACTTCATGTGGCTATCAATGATGGCTACACAATACGAGCATAACGAGTGGATGACATTCAAACAGGCAGAAGCTAAAGGTTTTAAGATTAAGCCAAATAAAGATATGCCTAATGGAAAGTCTACAGCTCAAACCATTGTGTTTTTCAAGATGATGAAAAAAGGTAAAAAATACTTTAATGATTATGACAAAGCACAGATGGCTCAAGGTAACATTCCAATGTTTCCAATGCTTAAATATTCCAAAGTATTCAACGTATCTCAGGTTGAAGGATACGAGCCAAAAACTACACCAAAAAGTCATGTCAGCGAGATATGCGCGAAAGATACCAAAATGATAGATACATATTTTGCCAATACTGGCTCAGTTATTGGATCGGGTGATCCATGCTACATACCATCAATAGACGAAATCAGAATGCCATCAAAAGAAAAATTTGATAATGATGTTGCCTATTATGGGACTTTGGCTCATGAGCATATTCATTGGACTGGTAGCAAAGCCAGACTCAAAAGAATTAAGACTACATCTTTTGGGACTGAGGACTACGCCAAAGAGGAGCTAGTAGCAGAGGTGGGGTCAGCATTCATATGCGCTCAACTAGGTATAGAGTCTACACCCAGAGCTGACCATGCTAGATACTTGAATGGATGGTTAAAAGCAATCAAGGATGATTCAAAAGCAATGTATCGAGCATTCAATCAGGCATCAAAAGCAGTTGCATACTTGAATGATTTACAGGAAAAACAAAATCAAAAAGTAGCGTAATTGATGTTATCTAGAATGCATCCGAAAGGGTGCATTCGCTGATAGCATTCGTTATCAAATTTTAATTAAATATAAGGAAAATAAAATGACTAGAAAAGATAAAGAATTGCAAGTTTCAAAGTGCATACAAGCAATAAGAGAGATTCAATCTATAAGAAGTTTTACTGTTAGTNTAGGAGATGATATTTCAGATGCCTTAGATGTTTTAGATTCTCAGGTAGAGGAAAAACTCCAAGAGCTATTGAATAGAGAATATCTATTTCAGAAAGAAAGTTAATTGTTGTTAGCTATTTACCCTCTTTCGAGAGGGTAAACTGGTGACAATCGTTACCGATTTTTTTAATCAAAATATAAGGAAAATATCATGAAAGATTTAAGACCAAAAATTATAAAAGTATTAATCAAGACTTTAAAAGAAACTGTTTATAGTTTCGATAAAGATTATACAGTCTATGAAAAGGATGGTTATATCAAGGTAAAACATCCGAATGAGTTTGATCTTGGCTCAAGTGATGATGAACTTTGTTGGATACCACCATACGATCATAACGAAGCATTTAGTTTTATTTGTGATGGGGGTTATCTTTGGGATTTAATGAATCCATGTGATGCTGAATATCCTAACTATGAATTTGAAGATACTATCTTCAATAATTTCAAGAAAGTTGGTTTATGGTTAGAGCCATACGCTTCATATAGATTTGATGTATCTTTAGATCAATAATTGTTGTTAGCTCATGTCCATCCGAAAGGGTGGACATTATGGTAGCAATCGTTACCGATTTTTTTAATAAATATAAGGAGTAGTTTATGGCTACATTAGAAAGTTTATTAGGTGATTTCTTGGGTTCATCTGGAAAATTACCAAAACAGTTTTGGCTCGATGAAGCGAAAGAAGAGAAAAGCTATTATGGCAAAGCTNANAGATTGGCAAAAAAACTAGGACTATGGATAGAGATTGATAATGTTTCAAATGGTTTTGGTGAGCAAATGTCTAAAGGTAATTACATATGTGCTGATGGGGAGTTACATGAGAAATTGATGGCTCTAGGATGGGATGATGGTATGTTTTCTTCATCATGGGTTGAATGCTATTGCACCCTAGTACAAATTCAAGATCAACTATCCGAGAAGTAATTGTTGTTATCTCAGACCCATCATTCGTGGTGGGTCTTATGATAATAATCGTTATTATCAATTTGGCAATTAAGCCAAAATAATATAAGGAAAATATCATGACTTTACATGAACTAAAAACAGCAATATTAACATCCGATTTGGATATTGAATCAATCAATAGATTGCAAGATATTCTTGAGGACAAAAAGATTGTAAATGCTAAAGCAACTTTTAATGTTGGAGATAAAGTTTGGGTTGTTCAAAAGACCAAAAGAACTGAGGGCATAATAGAAAAAATGGCAATCAAAAAAGCTCTTGTTTCTATGAGGGGTGCTAAGTATCAAGTGCCATTCGGAATGTTAGCAGTTAGAAGTTAATTGTTGTTAACTTATATACCCTCTCAGGCGAGGGGGTATATTGGATAACAATCGTTATCATTTTTTTAATCAAATATAAGGAAAATAAAATGGAAATGAAAACATTTAGAATAGATGTAAGAGCTAGTGTAGACAGCTCATTGGTAATAGAAGCAAAAGACGAATCCGAAGCGCGAGATAAAGCAGAGGACATGACTATGGATGAGTTACTTCAAGATGGAAATTACATTGAAGTTGATCCTGTGGTTACTCGTTGCGAATGTGATGAGGGTTAATATCTAGCTTAATGACTCGCTCAATGTTTCATGTGGAACATTGGGTGGGTTATTTGGGTAGGTATAATGTTGTACTAGTGATAGCATTTTGCTACCATTATTATTCAATCAACAAATATAAGGAGTAAGTTATGCCTGATCAAAAAATAGGCGAAGTAATACAAGGTAATCAGACACGAGATATCTATATGATCATCAAACCAGTATTCAATAGAAATGGTCACGAAGTCTTATTGAAAAGAGTAAAGCTAGAAGATATTCATAACCACGATATGGATTTTCATCCGATAGAAAACGATGCTGACTTTGAGATTAGAGTGTTTGAGTTTAAAAATAAACAAGAAGCTCTAAGAAAAATTTATCAGATTGAGTCGGAGTATTCCAATACTCAGGAGTTTATTGATGGTCAATTCGATAGCGGTTTATTAACCAGAGAAGAATATGATAGAAGGTTAATTGATTCTGGATTAGCTATAGGATCGTTAAAGAAGTAAGTTGTTAACCTAATGCCCATTCTTTCGAGGATGGGTATTGAGATAACAATTTCGTTATCATTTTTATAAATAAATATAAGGAAAATATTATGAACGAAGAAGAAATATATTTGGCAAGTATCATTGCCGAGCAAGAGTTACAGTTGTTTGTTACCCAAGCTATCTTTGTTATGTTTGGATTGTTAATCGTATGCGGTTTTATCTATGCGAGTTTCTTTTCAGTAGAAGCTAGAAGAGAGAAGAGAAGGTCGGCTAGATTTATCGCTAGAAGAGATACAAGTTCATTTCTAAGGAGAGCGAAATGAATAGATTAAATTCAATCAAAAAGAAGCTAGGTAAAATTCGTCATTGTGATGTAGTGGAAGAATTTTATAAAGCACCACACTTAGATATTCAATATCATGCTCATAGCAATGGTATTGTTCCAATCGAAGATATCCATTTTTATAAAACCTGTAAAAGAAAAAATAAGGGCATAGATAAACTTCAATCTAAAGTTAAATTCAAAAAGAAAATTGAAGAGCATTCAGTTGATGGCAAAGTTGCCATAGTGTATGGCGGTGTGGATTGTGACCATTCAAGATGGGATAACCGAGTAGCTATTGTTAATGCAAATATAACCTCAGTTATTGGATGGGAAAATAATTACATGGAATATGCAGAAGGCGCACAATGGTTTGATATTGAGCCAATGGATTATGCCTTGTCGTTGAAGGAATCATCTAGAGATTTAGCTATGGAAGCTTTCGAGGATGGACACCCTCATGTCATATATGGGTGATAAAAAGAGCAAATTAGGGGGTGGCTATGGTATTAGTCACCCTCCGATCTCTCCTCTAACGAGCATACAGGAGGTCAAGATTCGCCTTAATACCATGAAATCGTGGTATTAATGGGAATTTTCCCTTAATCAAACTGGAGAGTGTAATGAGTGATTATCCAAGAGGACTGACTTTAAATCTCAATAGCATTGAAGATGCTAGAGAGTATTTGAGGGATGCTAAAGCAAGGATTAATCCTAGTAATGTAACGATTAAGAAACCAGTAGTTTCTATTCGGGTATTACTTCAAGGTGATTATGAATTGCTGAATGAAGCAATGGTAGGGATGCACAATATGAAGATGTTTAAAATT